TTGTTCACCGCATTGGCAACGCGACGAAGATAGAGAAGCAATATATTGCCGAAGTCCTTGTCCTCTGGATTTACATCTAGAGAGATCGGCAACTGGTTTGTGTTGAGAGGCTGGTTGCTTGAAGCTGTCATAATATACGTAACCTATATGTTAGATATATGAGTAATATATACCTAGTTGATCAACCGTCCGCCCTCTCTGAACCAGATATTCATCGCATTAAGTTCCATGGGAGATTGATGCGTGGCAAGTTGATTCATTAGATTATCATCATAGGTCAAACCGATACGGAGATATTGGCCAAATTGAGTAGAGTAGAAACGGTACCAGGCATACTCTGATCCAGGAATATAGGTTTGACCATTGACGGGAGAAGTATTCCATATTCCCCCTGTAGTATACGCGCTGAACCCAGTTGAATCTGTATTGTCCAGCGTAAAATTGTTCGCATCCACAACGGTTATAGAATAAATGGCTGCGTTGAGCTGAGTCATCCCTTGCACATTGGCGATATAAATCAGCGTTCCTGTTGTTAAGCTGTGATCTGGGCTCGTTATCTGACAAGGGTTTGCCTGAGTAGCCCTAGTGATAAAACCGCCTGCCTGAGATGAATTGATGAGTTCTTGATTAGTATTGAGCAGATTCGCTTGCTCTCCTAAGTAAGAATTTACAAACAGTTGTACAGTCGTGGCTGCTATCGCAGGCGAGAGCAGGTTAGCATCCATTTGGAAGTCTATGAATGAAAGTTTGAACTGCTTCCCAGCCCCTTGGAAGGGGTTAAAGTCCTTTCCTTGGACATTCATCTTGGGAAATAGGGTGACGATGCCACCGCCAAGATAAACGGCCGTGGATGTGATATCGACTGCATTGTAGCTTTGGGAGGTGAAATCCCATATGCCCAAGGTTACGGTATTGGCGTCCACAATAGTTACGTTATAGATGACATTGTTCAAACCTGGATCTGTACCAGACCAAATTGTGTTCTGAATATATATGATCTCACCGTTGGCCAAGTTGTGGCTAGCGATTGTAAGTTGTGTAGGATGAGTGCTGAAATTGACAGCGTATATAGCCATGGTAGGGGCATAGAGCGTCGTTACTGGCTGAGGAGTTTCTGCATCTGGATTTTGATAAATGTTAATGAACCCCTGCTGAGTCCCGGCCGTGACATAATCGACGTACTGCTGGTCATCGACGTTATCCCAGCTTACATTGCTCTCCCAGAAGGTGGTCAGACTATCCCAAGTGATTCCGAACTGGAACTGTGAGGTCCCAAAGCATGTAATCGTGTCTCTAAATTTCGCCCAGCTATTGTTTCGATAGTTGAAAATCAGCACCGTGTTAGGATAGCTCTGGGTTGTAGACGCATCGGAAGTGTCCAGATAATTCCAGTAAACGAGTTCTTTTTCAAAATCCCTGATCCCATGGACGAAATTTGGAGCGCTATTTTGAATTTCAAAACTGAAAACCTGCTCTGGAATCTGGTCGTCTAAACGCGTTAGTCCGTTGGCTGCCGCTTGTATTATACCGCGATCACTCACCGCCATTACTCCCTGATCAAAAACCACAGGACTATAAGGGCTGACAGCACCGAAATCAGAAGAAATTCTCTCCCAAATGAAAGGTAGTCCATACTCACCTATGTATCGCAATTGCCATGTAGAATATTCGAAAAAAACAATCAATGTATTTCTAAAGAACGCAGCGCTCACTATAGCTTCGTTAGTAGGAGCATCTAGAAAGCCTCCTAAGCCAAACATGTCCGAACGCCACGCAGTAGCGGATGTAGGATCTCCGATTTGACTAAAGCGGCATCTAGCAAAGAAGTTTGTGGCTCCTGTGTAGGTGGAACCTGTGACCCCTTCCCATGTATTTAGAGCTAACAGACGGCCGTAATAAGGAATCAAAATCAGAGCCTGCCAAAGTGTAGTAGTAGATGACACCAATGGCTGAAGATTCATCCAGGCTGAATTATTGTAATAGCGCATCGGATCATAGGAAGGGGCGGCTATGTCAATGTTATTATTTGTAGTGAAAAAATACCTTAAATCAGGCGTTGCTCCCTGATAATTGGCGGTCCAGAAAAAATCTGTATTCGTCCCCGTCCAGATTGTCCCGGGGGCTAGTTCCTGGAATCCACCAACATACTGGTAGGCATATTTAATATCGAAAAAGATTGTGGAATCAATTCCTACTGTGGCGACATCTCTTTTCAAAATACCCATTACGGGAAGATTAGGGTAGTAACTATAAGACGCACTGGCTAGAGTGACCCCTACATTCGTAGTAGTTATAATTACCGATGTCGTGGCATAATTAATTGTTCCACTATTTCCAGCAGTGGGAGATGTCATTATTCCATTTCCTTGGTCTGTGAAAACTATTGGCGGAGAAGAATGTATGGTGTATATATATGTTCCAGGAACTATCGTAGCATAGGGTTCTTGTGTGGTAATAGGACTTCCACCATCCCAAACCCCGCCAGAAGTATAAGCAGAAAATCCGCTTGAATTTATTAAGTCACAAGAAAATGAAACACTAGATAAAACAGTAACTGTAGTGCCGAGTCCATTTATCTGGGTCATTCCCTGAACATTAGTAAAAATTACTGATTCTCCGCTTACCAGATTGTGAGCATATGTTGTCGTTACTACTGCGTTTGTGGCTTGGGTTATGTTAGAAATAAAACCATTCATATCTAAAACACCCCCAGACGTTCCTCCTGGATTGTGACCAACATTGATATTGGTAAAAGTTCGCGTAAGTCTACCCATGGGGACTTCGCCATCTCTTTTTTTAGTTCTATCTCGGAAAACATACGCATTGTCTAGGGTGGAAAATGCCTCGTTTGCCAAAAGAGCAGGTTTTTTGTCTTGAGTAAGACCGCCCGCTGGGTAACCGCCGATCAATACTTGCTGAAACCCTGTCATTTAATTACCTATAGCAAACCAAAAAAATCCGTTAATTGAACTTCCTGCATACTTGAAAGTAAATCCGGTTTTTGAAAATCCAGAAGAATACAAAACGTTTGATCCTGACGCAGTGGTACTAGAACTGGTATTAGTCACTTGAACATTGAAACAATTTGTAGGAAATGCAACAGGGAATGTCACTGTCTGTGTGGCGGATGAAGAGGTGCTCTGCCCCCACTGCATTATGATCCCTCCAGGCAAAAAAGTGTACCCATTGGTTGTTGCGGAAGGAGTTAGATTAACTGTCAACTGTTGCACTAAACCTGAACCCGTCTCCCAGAAAAGGGCTTCATCGGATGTAAATGAATTTACAGTTTTAGAAAACAATTGTCCAAAACCAGTAACCGCTCCTGGATTTGATCCTTGCGGCACAACATGAATCACATTGTGATATCCGGCGGGATTTGATCCTGGCTGTCCGTTATTGTTGATGTGGTCAACGGAGAGCGTTTGGAATGTTCCATCTAGATTGTTTCTTATGGAAGCTTTTGTCTGTCCTAAAGATGATCCATCGGGAGGATATCCTGGCGTGTAACTTGGTATTGGCATCTTACTTATCTCCTTAGCTTACGCAAACTGTTGGGACCGGCTGCACATCCTGCGGTCTGCGCAACTTCTTCTTGGCCTTCTCACTCAATCTTGCATTAATTGCTAACAGAGGTTTTTTTAAAACCTTTTCTTTTCCCTTGATAACAGCCATGACGATTAACCTGTAGTATGGCGCCCAACAAACGGACCTCCTCCCAGAGGAATAGGCTTGCTCGGCAGCGGTTTTAGCTTCTTTTTCTTATTAATATCTGGCACTTTCTGCGGCTTACTCTTCTGCTTTGTCATATAGACCCAAAGCTAGAATTTTGCCCGCTGTTGCCGTAATTTTCAGTCAGCTGATCAGTGTAGAGCGTCGAAATTCTCTCCTGACCTATCTGCGCATAAGTGCGCGTCTCGATGATGTCGTAACGCTCTTTCAGCATCTTGTCTATGAATATGACCCCGTCAGAATCTAGGCGCTCTTCGAATATCTTTTTAGAGGCACCTACGGCCAAGATTTCCCACCATTCGGATAACTCAGGGTTTCCCGTCTGATCGGCTGCAAGAAGAGCCTGTATAGGCTGTCTGTAGCAGGTCAATTCTACGGTATAACCGGCATCTGGAGTAGGGCATAGGGTAAACTGGTTCTGATAGAACATAATCGCGAGCGGAATAGAGAACTGCTTAGGATTATATTGTATCTGTATCGGTGTTCCCTCTGGAATGGGCTCAGCGAAAGTTAATCCAGTAATCTCGCCTGTCTGATAGTTAATCGTTGCATTACCCGGAATAGTTGGAGTGGAGGATGCGTACTGACGGTAGTAAGTCCATCCAAACTGCTGATTTCCGCTATTGGAAGTCTGGAATATTTGGATCAAATTTCCTTCGCCATCATCGGTCACATTCTGCGTCTGCCCTATACCGTTAGCCCCTATGACATTGGCCGTTATGAGGACGTTTTGCACCCTACTCTGAGGAAAGAATAGGTTGCGATTATTCTGCGGCCCCGGGTCATTGTTCACGCTAGCGATGAAGGGGGCGGCTGTCGTGAATCCGTTGTAAGGAGAGGAATACCACGAACCGCCCGTTGTGTATGCGCTGAACGTTGTGGTATTGACATTAAGATGAAAACTATTGGCATCGATTACAGTGATAGTGTAGGAGATCCCATTGACCTGGATCATGCCTCCGACACCATTCAGAATCACGGTAATCCCTGAAACAAGTCCGTGATTTGCCGATGTCACCACGCCATTTGTTGCATTGGTAATGTTGGTTATCGCGCCCGTTTGCGAACCCGTCGTTCCATCTCCAGAAGCAAAATTATTAAACTGCTGCCAGTTGAAATTAGCCCCGTAAAAACTCCACGGATTATTGAAAAGCTTTATCTCTCTCTTAGCGCACATGCACGGCTGATTGACCGTTATGTACAGCTCGCTGTTAAATGGATACACATCCTGCCCGACGTTCGTAGTGAATGTGTAGATATCCTTTAACTTTAAAGATCTAAACTTAGATGGAAGATCATAGGCATAAAAGCTATGCATCTGCTGAACGATATAGCTATCCGTCACTTGAAATGAATTGCTCGATCCTGTCAGTTTCCGCGTCTTGGCGATGGCATTAGCTAAAGTGGGAAACAAAGGGTATGTGGGCACAAATGTCGTCATAACACCGGCTGATTATCAAATGCATCTTCTAGGGTGACCGTCGTAGTTCCTTGGATAATTCCAGACCCTGCTGGAACTGCCACACAAGGGATTTGCGGATCTTGTGCATATATAAACGGATAAAAATTAGACGTGTCTACTGCTATTGTCACTGTCGTTGCTGTGATCGATAAAATTTGCGCCTTCTGATTATTGAGCTGAATCATTCCGTTAGCAGGAGGAATGCGAAAGCTTATCCATTCAGCGATGGTAAAATTATGATCTCCAGCAAAGGTGACAATAGCAGGAAACGCCTGCGTGATATTATTTATATATTGCAGGTTAGGGACAAAGTCCGACCCAAATGGAGGGCCATAATTTGAGTTGTAACCACTCACAGAACATCCGTGGGGGTAAATCTAACCCTGGATACAGTCTCGTAACTACGAGGCATTTTCTTCCCCTCTTGGGACAATTCCATGTTGTAACGTCTGATCTTTCTCTTCGTGTTATTCAAATGTTTAATTATTCCCATGGGTAAATCGCAAATTTCACCATGAATCATCTTGATCATTTGAATAGGTTCGCCTGGATATTTTCGATAAGCAAACTCCAGCCAACCACCCTGCGCATCTATGAACTCAAACATGCCGGTGCGAATCTTATCGTCTTCTTCGCGCATTTTCTTAACTAATTCATCTCTCTCAGCAGCGGGTAATCTATTCTTTGCTTTCTTATTTAATTCTCTAACTTCCATTATAGACCTTTTAATTAAAGGAGGGGGAGAAATCCCCCTCCTTGTGGTTACGCATTAGTGATTCCATTTACGAAATCGGCCTTGAACGCGAACACTTGCATGTTTGCGCTAGCTATTCCTACGGCAGAAGTACCTATGTTCATGATGTATTGCGACTTGTTGTCGAATGCATCTGCTAGGTTTGTTCCTGGAGGAGATGCAGGTATCGTTGCGCTTCCGCTAAGAGGCACAACACCTGAACCAGCAGGCACACACACAGCAGGAGAAGCTCCACCGGCAAAGGCCGCTGAAGTTGGGAACTGGAATGCAGTAAATCCGGTCGTGTCTATATCTATTGTGATAGAAGAGACGGTCGCGGAGTTAGTTACACTCAAAACCCTAGCTGCTCCCGAAGGATTGCTTGAGAAGGGTCCACTTCCAGACCTAGCTGTCAAATTGCTCAGCTGAGTCATGCCGTAAGGCGTTGGAATTTGGAAATCTACAAGCTCGCCAGGTGTGTATGGATTCTGTCTAAAGAAGTACACTACCGCTTGAGTTGCTTGCGTAATGTAAGCAACTGGAAGCGTGTTGGGCAGAAATTGACCTGGATAGACCTTTTGGTAGAATCCAGTCGTTGCGTTGGCAACTGTCAAACCAGCCGTAGCAGCAGAAGCAGCATATCCAAGCGTAATGCTTGTATTGGCTGTGATTGCTGTGATTTGATACAAGTTTGGACCGCTTACTTGCTGACCACCGACGATGTTAATGAGACGAACTGTATCGCCTACACTCAAACCGGCAGTGTTAGCCGTGGCAACGACAAAAGTAGTTCCATTGACCGTAGTAACGGCAACCTTTGAGAAGGTTGGAGGACTAGTCTGGTTAATGAAAGTGAAGCCACCGGATGTGCCTTGAGAGGCATAGGTGGTAACTCCAGCACCTGTCGAGCTTGGCTGACCAAGAGCTAAAAAAGACCCAGAAGCCATCGAGCTAAACCATTCGGAATAGATCGGATTAGCAGCTGTGGACTGTGCGCCCCAATTTGTCATATCCTTGACGAAAACCCAGTCAGGTTTTGCAGTCATAGGGATATTCTGAGCAACGGGTGTTGCTGCGTTTGTGTATGTCCAGGAACCAATAAAAGAATACGGTAACATATGATTTTCCTCCTATATACCTGTTGATCTTAAGTTTTGAATCCACAGGTCATTGGTGATACACTGACCTTGGTAGAAGGAGCAACCAGCTGTGTGTCTCAACATACATGGATCATTATTATATCCAGGTGGCAGATAGATAAAGCGAGCCTTACCTCCTGCTTGCCATACAACCTTATAGGCCTCTTTAGCCGCTACGAAGCAGTTAGCAATGTCATTTCCAAGCAGCGAACCGTTTGGAGTGACAGAACCTTGCTCAGAGACAAAGAACCTAACGTTGTTTGCGCCCCCGAGTTCTACGCTCAATGTTTGGGAGGTATTTGGATATTGAAATTTCTTGACAAAACCACTCATGTTATACAGAACTGGGATCATTCTGCTAGTTAACATGCAACCATAGGCGTCACCAATTGGAGATGTTCCAAAACGCAATTCAGCTTCTACAATATTTGTTATGTATTCTCCAGAATTGTTTTGCAATACTGTGAAGACATCGTCCACATCGGAGATGTTCATTTCCGTTGGAATATCGCCATTTGTTCCACCAACGCAATTTATGATACTAGCGCTGGATTCCAAATTATCTCTTTGCAGTGCATCCTGGGTCTCCCGGAGGGACTGTCCAAGACGAGCCGCTGCGGAATTAAGGACAGGGTCTTCATTTGTTATTGTCTTTATTGTTAACGACTTACGTCGTGGTAGGTCATTTCTGCCTACCTCTAGACCTTTCGTTGTCTAGAGCGGACTATCGCATCACCTTTCGGTGCCCTCTCACTTAGTCTCTCACGGTGGCTTTTGGCCTTCCGCCCTGTCGGCATACCTTTCGGTTTAGCCTTCCAAGTCAATCAGAGTGGGTTTATACAGGTCACAATTTAAGCAGCTAACTCAAACTCTTCTTTAACCTGTCTGGTAAGCACAATGTACGTTGCGTAAACACGTACACGGCAATCCACATCAACGCGGTTAAGCTGTTGCGGTGGTGGGTTGTTTTGGCCATCGTCGAGAGGCACTTCGAACAGGTCAAGCCTGTCATAACGTGACTGACGATCAATGAAACCTTGGTTATCTGGCAACTCCACTGGTGTAGCAAACAACTGGTGAATCAAGTTGTGCTCTGGAGTTGACAATAGTTTTGCGTTGTACCGCTGTTGAATTTGTGGCGGTAAAGATGCAATGTTCACTGACATAATATTTCCCTCTGACCTTCTAGGTCATTTCGGGAACCGAACTAGCAAAAGCTGCATACCCATGCATTTCACGATAAAGATCTTTCTTCATTGCATCTGTGAGCTTAAAAGCCTGGGCAATAGGCCGCTTATCGTATGCCATAGGAGACGTCACCGCCTTCTCCGCTTTTGCGATAGCCTTGTCTACTTCCTTTTCTCTTTCCTTTTCTCTTCTACTCTCAACAGCAGCTTGGGAAAGCCCTAACGCTTTGATGGATTTGTAGCGTTGAACTCCGATCTTATAAGAATCTTTCAGATCCGCAATCGTAGCCGCCAATTCTGGTTCCTTTTCTTCCAAAATTGATAAAGTTTCAGGATTGACGATCTCGGAGAAATCTGAATATTTACGATTCAAGCGATCCATGAATTGACCGTCTTCTTGCCTCTTCAGGGCCTTTTCGACCTCGCTTCGGACAAGTTCTTCGGCGTTTTTGAGCACCTTTTGGGAATTTTTCTCGGTGAGCTTCCTCACCTTACCCATCGGTATGAACTCTTCATCGCCTATTTTGTCAAACTCATCTATCTCTTGACGCACAGGTGTCGCATTAGCAAGCTGGGCTTGCATAAGCTGCATCTGTCCTTCTCGCAACTGCTTCAGCTCTCTTTCGAGTTCGGCATTCTTGAGACGCATCGCCTTCAGGTGCTGGTTTGTTACCGGCTCCTGAACTTGCTGCACCTCTTTTGCTTCATTGACCTGGGTTTCGACCGGAGGTGCTACCTCCATAAGTGCGCTGTTTTGGCTCTCAATCTCAGTCATGAACTTCCTTTTTGTTTAGTGGTTGGCTAAAGCCACGATTACGCCGCGCCGGTAGGCCTTGCCGTCTTTTTCCCGCCTTGTGTTTGAC